CTTGGTAAAAAAATTACAGGACGACCCCACATTACTGAGATTGGGTGGGGAGACAAAACGACTAACTTTTCTTTTTTCTGACATTCGAGGATTCACACCAATTTCTGAAAAATACCAATCAGACCCTCAAGGTCTTACAAGACTAATAAATCGTTTTCTAGACAATCAGACTGAGATAATTCTTAAACACGAAGGAACAATAGATAAATATATGGGCGATTGCATTATGGCTTTCTGGAACGCCCCTCTTGATGTAGAGGAACAAGAAAGAAAAGCCACAGAATGTGCACTCGAAATGAGAATCGCACTAGGAGAATTAAATGAAAAACTCAGGGAAGAAGGCCTTGACCAAATTAACACAGGAGCTGGAATCAACACAGGACCATGTGTTGTTGGAAATTTTGGGTCTAGTACTCGTTTTGACTATAGTGTACTTGGTGATGCCGTTAATTTAGCAGCAAGGTTAGAATCAAGCTGCAAGACTTATGATACCGATTTAATTATATCAGAATATAGTTTGGTAGATGGTTTTCAGTATAAGTTTTTAGATGAGGTAATTGTAAAAGGCAAATCCGAACCAGTCAAAATATATACCATACAAAAATAACTCTTGACATGTTGCTAAGATTTTGCTATAATTTACACTATAGAATTTTTAATTCAAAGAACTGGGGTAACTTACATGAGCACAGAAACAATAAGAAATTCTGAAGATATTACGGAACTGGATAAGAGAATGTCAACACACGAAGTAATGTGTGATGAACGCTGGAAGACTTGCTTTTCCAGGCTTGACGATTTAGACTCCAATATCAGCAGACTAGAAACCATAGCAATAGGAGCTTGCGGTACTATAATTGTGGGCAGCGTTGGTGTAATTATTAGCATCTTAATGATGCACAGTTAAATAGGAAAAGACGTATGAAAAATAAATTTTTAGCATTATTACTTGCTACTTGTACATTACCTGCTTTTGCAGATGTTAGTGGATACTTAGGGTATACTTCTGACTATATGTGGAGAGGAGTTTCTCAAACTATGGGTAAAGGTGCAATGCAAGGAAATCTAATGATTGAAAAGAACGGTCTATACGGTGGTGTATGGGCTTCACAAGTTGACTTTGGAGATGAAGCTACTTATGAGATGGATTTTTATGGAGGCTATGAATTATTGCTATCCGATAAATGGTCTATTGATGTAGGTGTACTTCAATACAACTGGGACAAAGGGTATGAAGATGTTGAAGAAGCTTTTGTAAAAGTAAATCTAAGTGGTTTATCTGTAGCATATAATGTTGAGATGGATAATTCAGATAATACATTTATGGAAGTAGGGTATACTTTACCATTTATCAAGTGGGCTGACGTAGGAGTAAACTATGGTAGGTTTGATGAAGATAATGATTTTTGGAAGTTAAGTGTAGGCAAAATGCTTGGAAATAAGTGGTTTGTTAATGCAGAAGTAATGGACGATGCAAGACAAGGACAATTTACTGACCATGCTAGCATAGGACTTTACTATACTTTTTAATGGCATATTCGCAGAAAGTAGTACAACGCTTCGAAGACGTACTAGCTAACCCTGCAAAACACTCGGTCGGTAGGTTTGATCCTAAAGACCCAATGGTTGCTACAGGTATGGTGGGAGCACCTGCCTGTGGCGACGTAATGAAACTAGACCTAAAGCTAGACGATAACGATAGAATACTAGATGTTAAGTTTAAGACTTATGGTTGCGGTTCAGCAATCGCTTCCTCTACAATGTTTGTGGAGATGTTAAAAGGAAAAACAACAGAAGAAGCAAAATTAATAAAAGATAGAGACATCGCAGATGCTCTTGAACTGCCTCCAATCAAATTACACTGCTCAGTATTAGCTGAGTCAGGTATAAAATCAGCAATTGAAGACTGGGAGCAGAAAAAAGCAAAAAGGCAACATAACGGAGGCCCTAAATGATAGAAGGATACGAAACAAAAGAAATGAAACCAACAGAAATGAAAGCACCAAAACCAAGCGGAATGTCAAAACCAGGTAATATGGAAGATGGTATAATATTTGAAAAAGACGGAATGTGGTTTTTCAAATGGAAAGGTGGAGAATGCGGTTACACAACAAAAGAATTAGCAGAAACTGGACTAGGAAAAGTCAGTGGAAACTCTTAAGAAATATTTAGAAAAATTAACAAAATTCTGGTACTGGTTAAAAGGCTGGTTTGTAACATATCATATACTAAAGGTAAGTTATAACTCAACTTGGGGAGATGCAGATGACCAAGAGTTTGTTGTTTCTAAGTTTTACAAAAAACAACCAAATTATATTAAGTTCAAAACTCAAGAAGGAGAAATTGTAGAGATAAGAGGAGCAGAAGGACTTAATTACAGGATAATGGAATTATGAATCAACTATTTATAGGTATAATACTAGTACTAAGCTTAGGCGGTTACTATTTATACCAAGAAAATCAAACATTACAAGCTAATAACTTAGCGTTAGAGGGTGCAGTAGCTACACAGGAAGAAGCAATAGCTACTTTACAATCTGACTTTACTTTACAAGCAGGACAACTCCAAGAGATGACTGTCAAAAGCCAAGCAGCACAAAGAGAACTGAATAGATATACTCAGTTTATACAAAATTATGAACTGGCAGCAAAAATTATTGCAGACCCAGTCACAATGGAAAGGAAAATTAATAATGGAACAAAACACATTATGGAAGAAATCGAGAAACTTAGCGACACCGTTGATAATCTTGATGATGGTTTGCAGTTGCAGCCTAATTCCAACTAAACAAATAGAAATTACAGCAAAACCACTTGATAGAACTATTGTTCAACCAGTAATGCCAAGAGAAATTGACTTAAAAGACCCTACTTGGATTGTCGTTAATCCTGATAACTGGGAAGACCAGTTAGCTAGAATAGAAGAGCAAGAAGGAGAACTAGTTTTTCTCGCAATGACTATACCAGATTATGAAGTGATGGCATATAATATGCAGGAACTAAAAAGATACATCACAGAACTTAAGGACGTCGTAGTATACTATAGAGAAGTTACTATGCCGCCAAAAGATGAGCCTAGCAAAGACTAGACTCGAAATGTGTAGTAGGTGTCCCTACTATACACGCTTAAAGGTTTGTAAGGTATGTAAATGCTTTATGCCTCTGAAAGCAAGAGTTAAGAAGGCAAGTTGCCCTCTTAAGCTATGGGAGAGATAGCATGATGGAACTAATAGGATATGTAACAATGATTGTTACGGTGTCAAGCATAATTGCGGCTTCAACGCCAACACCAAAAGACGACGTATGGATTGGAAAGCTATATAAATTTATAGACTTACTAGCTCTTAACATCGGGAAGGCGAAACAATAATGCCATACCATACTAAACCAAAAAAGAAAAAGAAGGGTAAAAAGAAAAAGTCCATGAAAGGTGGATTAACAGCAGCTCAAAAAAAGTTGCCTAAAGCTCTGCAAGCAGCAATCCGTAAAAGGAAGAAGAAGTAATGCATTGCTCCAGTAAACCTAAGAAAGGTAAAAAGAGAGGTAAAAAACGTGGTAGCAAAAAGAAAAGGTAAAAAGAAAAAAGCGCCTAAAGGGTATCATTATATGCCCAATGGCAAGCTAATGAAAGGTACTACACATGGCCGTAAGAAGAAAAAGAAGAAGAAGTAAAGCTTCTGCCAAAAAACGTAATATACCTACTAATAAAAAGCTATACGCAAGGATAAAAGCAAAAGTTAAAAGAAAATTTGCAGTTTATCCTTCTGCGTATGCCAATGCATCTCTTGTAAAACAATACAAGGCAGCAGGAGGTAAGTATAGACGTGGCTAAAACTGGATTAAAAAAATGGTTCGGTCAGAAATGGGTAAACATAGGAGCCAAAAAGAAAAATGGTAGCTATCCTAAATGTGGTAGACCAAAAGGTAAATTAACTGGGAAAGGTTATCCAAAATGTGTACCCGCAGCAAAAGCTGCTAGAATGACTAAAAGTCAAATTAGATCAGCTGTCAGCCGTAAAAGGGCTAAGAAACAGGGAGTTGGTGGTAAACCCACAAATGTAAAAACTGTTGTAAGGAGAAAACGACGTGGCCGTTAAAAGAAAAAGAACTGTCAGGAAAAAAGATTCAAGATTGAAAAGAGTGGGCGTATCAGGGTATAATAAACCAAAGCGTACGCCCAATCACCGTACAAAGTCCCATGTAGTTGTAGCAAAAGTTGGAAAACGAGTTAAGACTATAAGATTTGGGCAACAAGGTGTGTCAGGAGCAGGAAAATCTCCAAAATCAACGGCACAAAGAAAACGCAGAGCTTCATTCAAAGCTCGTCATGCCAGAAATATAGCTAAAGGCAGAATGTCAGCAGCTTATTGGGCAAATAAAGTAAAATGGTAAACAAAATTAAAGAAACAGCTTTAAAAGTTTGGAATATGGTAAATGGTAAAGATAAAAACCTAGATGGTAAAGTCGATATTCATGATGCAATGTTAGAAGCTAAACAAAAAGCAAAGAAAAAACAGGAGAAGTAAATGAACTACAGATTATACGCAGTGGAAGCTGGCTGTGGTACGAGTGTTGGAGCAGCCTCTACTTTTGCAAATGCAACTGAAGTAAGACTATTTAATAATAGTAGCTCTAATCAGTTAGTAACCGTAGCAAACGCAGCAGATGTAACACTAGGTACAATGACATTAGCTGATGGTGAAGTAACATTCATTATGAAAGACCCAACTGACCAAATATTTGCCGCAGCAGCGACAGTATTAGGCACACCAGTTAAATATAGCTAATGGTAGAACATTGGCTAAAAGATGTTGCAGAAACCGCAACAGTTACTCTTGATGTACTAAACAAGAAAGCTGAACAACGCGGTGTTGTAACGCATGCTGATGAAACTGTACAAAGTTTGTGCATGGGGTACTTATACTTGTTACATTTATGCGATCAGCAAGGTGTACTAGAAAGGCGTGATATAGAAACGCTTACCGATACAATCAAAAAACATACAACCATTCACTAACTATGTTAGACGTCAGCAGAACAGATATTATTAGCTCTGAATTAATGAAATTTGACCAAGCCGAAAGGTTTATTAAATTACCAATTCAAAGCTACATGGATTTATTAGGTATCGAGCCTAATAGTTCGCAGAAGGCATTAATCAATGCCATTAATAATCCAAAGTATAGATTCGTGTGTGCCGCCTTATCAAGGCGACAAGGAAAAACATATATAGCAAATGTCATTGGACAGCTTGTATCACTCGTGCCGGGCTCTAACATATTAATTATGTCACCGAACTACTCACTTTCACAAATTTCTTTTGACTTGCAAAGACAGCTGATTAAGCACTTTGATTTAGAAGTTACTAAGGATAATGCAAAAGACAAAGTTATAGAACTATCTAATGGTTCTACTATACGTATGGGTTCTGTAAATCAGGTGGACTCTACAGTTGGTAGAAGTTATGATTTAATCATTTTTGACGAAGCAGCACTAGCTGATGGCAAAGATGCTTTCAATGTAGCACTTAGACCTACATTGGATAAAGAAAATAGTAAAGCAGTATTCATTTCAACTCCAAGGGGGCGAAATAACTGGTTTGCTGACTTCTACCACAGAGGGTTTAGTGATGAATTTAAAGACTGGTGTTCTATTCGAGCAACATATCATGAAAACCCAAGAATCAGTGATAATGACATACACGAAGCAAAAAAAGCTATGTCAACAGCAGAATTTTCACAAGAGTACTTAGCTGACTTTAATACTTATGAAGGACAGGTCTGGAATTTTAATTTTGAAACCCAGGTTGGAGACTTTGAACAGTTAGATACTAGTAAAATGGATGTATTCGCTGGTCTTGACGTAGGTTACAAAGACCCAACAGCACTATGTGTGATAGCATATGA